ACGTTTGCCTGTGATCGTTCGTGGGCACGGGAGGGGGGAGGTTCTGGGGGGACGTTCGTGGAAGCCAATAGCAGGAGCAGTGCATTCTTATGCGCTGTGGGCAGGAAGAGCGGCAGCAAGTGTTGTGATCAATCGAGGGTAGGGGTATGGCTTAGGGATAGTGTAGGTGTGTCAAGGATACCCATGACAGGTTTTTCCGACTAAAGACGCTATTGACAGGCGTGCGCTAGGTGTGCAGTATCACGAGGTGTAGGAGCCAGTTATGCCGTATTACCCAGTAATAGAGGGTAATATTACGGTAATTACTTACCCCCCCATGGCTATATAGCCAGGGGTAAGTAATACGAGTAAGAGGAGAGTAATGCCTACCGGAGACACGGAAGGGCTGAAGGCTGGAAGGACGCGCCTTAACCGAGAGCGCCAGATCGATGGTGCTGATCGTAAGAGGATATTCCTTGCGGCATACGAGGAGCACGGGACGGTGGCGAAGGCCTGCGAGGCAGCGGGTATCGCCCGTTCGACGCAGCGTGTCTGGATGACGGACCCTGACTTCGTCGATGTCTTCGAGCAGTCGAGACGTGCCTTTGCGGAGTATCTCGAGCAGATAGCTCTCGACAGGGTGAAAGATCCGCATGGGAATCGTGGGAGTGATGTGCTTCTGATAGGGCTACTGAATGCGAATTGGCCGCAGAAGTACCGCCAGACATCTGCTCTGGATCAGGATTACGCCCGCGAGGTGCTGAGTGAGATGAAGCGGGTGTTCAAGCAGGAGAAGGTCGAACAGCCGCCGCAGGAGACGGAGCTTTCGGTGCCGATGGAACGGACGCTTGCACAGATATTGGAGAAGCGCAGCCATCCACCTGAGAAAAGGAAAGAGCAAGAAGGCGAACAGCCGGAACATAAGGACGTGGAGTAGACATGGCGAAGGATTACAGTGTGTGGGTAGCGCTGGCGAAGGAGCCCCTACCTAAGGAATCGAGGGGCAGATGCAGGAATTCAAAGAACTGCAAGCAGATAGATGCGATATTGGGGAGTGGTTACTGTGTCGATTGTTGGGATAGAGGGTGGCCGCACCCGGAAAAAGAAGAAACGCGGTAAGAACATGAGCCTGGTGTGCGTATACGAGTACCACCCGGATTGTAGGAAGCCGGACTGCGGGTGTAGGTGTCACAAGTGACCACGTCCACTACGGGGAAGAAGCTACGTGATTACCTCTTTGAGAAGGTGGGCTTCGCGCCTACGGACGAGCAACGGGCCATCCTCGAGTCCCCTTTTCGGTTTAATCTTGTGGCAGGTGGCGAGCAGGCGGGCAAGTCTCTTATCGCCTCGAAGTATCTCCTCGGACGTATCGCCGAGACCGAAGGGAACGGGCTGTACTGGCTCGTCGCAGCGGACTACGAACGAACGAGAGCAGAGTTTGAGTACCTGATAGAGGACTTCTCCGCGCTCCGTATCCTTTCTTCCGCCTCCAAGCGGGTCGATCCGGGGCACTTGGTATTGGGGGACGGCACCCGGATAGAGACGAAGTCCGCGAAAGACCCCCGTACGCTGGCGATGAGGGCCCCGGACGGGATATTGGGGTGCGAGGCATCGCAGTTGGATCTGGAGACCTTCTTCAGGCTGCGCGGAAGGTGCGCGCCGAAGAGGGGATGGATGTTCCTCTCGGGTACGTTCGAGGGCAGCCTCGGGTGGTATCCCCAGATGTTCACGGCATGGGCATCAGGTGCCGATAGGGATGCACGAGCCTTCTCGCTACCGAGCTACACGAACGTCCATCTCTATCCCGGCGGTGCGAACGACCCCGAGATCCAGCGATTGAGAGAGGCTTCGAGCGACGACTTCTTCATGGAGCGGATAGAGGGCAAGCCCAGCCCCCCGAAGGGGTTGGTCTTCACCGAGTTTCGCCCTGACATGCATATCGGTGAGATTTCTTATGAGAAAGGTGAGCCGGTCCATCTCTGGATGGACCCAGGTTATACGGGCGGCTATGCCGTGGAGGTGGTTCAGGTCAGAGGAGAACAACTCTGCGTCATCGACGAGATCTACGAGCAAGGACTCGTCACCGACGAGATCATCGATGTCGCCCGCTCTCGAGAGTGGTGGCCCGACGTTAAGTTCGGGGTCATCGACATCGCCGGTACGCAGCACCAAGCGATGGCGGCACCGACGGAGGTCTGGCTCCAACAGACCGGACTCTACCTCTCCTCCCAAAAGGTGAGGATCAACGAGGGAACGGAGCGGCTCAAGGGCTGGCTGAAGATCAACCCGAAGACACACGCCCCCCGTATGGTATTCTCGCCGAGATGCCACGGTATCTTGTCTGAATTCGGCTCTGCGCCGAACCCATTCGATGGACAGACCAAGGCATACCGCTGGAAAACCGACAGAGATGGGTCTATCGTCGGGGACGTGCCAGAGGACAAGAATAATCACGGCATCAAAGCCATGATCTACGGGCTTATCGACCGGTTCGGATACGGATACGTCCAAGATAGAGAACATATCCGTGTCAAAAGGTGGGCATAGGTGGCGAGAAGACGGCCTGAAGACATCGTAGCCCTCGTAGATGGGCACTATGACGCGACCGAACCGCTGCGCCAGCGCATGCAGGACGATCACGCCCTCTATCGCCTGGAGCCGTATAACGCCGGGGAAGGCTATCAGTCCTACACGTCGAACGAGCCGCAGACCTATGCGGAGAAGGTGATCGGCTGGATAGCAGGGGCCGATATGACGGTGCGTATCCCCCATGACGGAGCAGACCCGGAGCTAAGGGAACGCAACGACATGAAGGAGCGATTCCTGATAGGCGTGGAACGGGCCGCGAACGAGCGTCTCTCCCGCATGATGCTACCGGAGATACGAGACCAACTTGCCTGGTACGTCACGGTGCGTGGCTGGTACGCAGGCAGGGCACTGCTGGCGAAGAGAGATAACGGCTCGACCTACGTGGACATCACCCCGTGGGACCCACTTCATACCTATTGGGGAACGGGGCCGGAAGGTCTGGAATGGGCCTGCTACAAGGTTCCGAAGACGAAAGACCAGATATTCTCCCAGTACAACATCAAGATCGACTGGGATGCGCCCTACTCTGCCGATGGCATAGATGTCTACGACTTCTATGACAAGGAGATGAACACGATCATCATCCACAACGGTTCCGATAGGAATCCGTTGCTACGGGTGGTGAAGAAGCAACAGCGCCACGGCGCTGATCAGGTGCCCGCCTTCATCGGCCCCATCGGGGCGAACCCCTATATCGTGAGTCTTACCCAGTCTTCTATGAGAGACACGATAGCCGACGTTGGCGAGTCCGTGTTCCGGGCCACGAGAGACCTCTACCCGAAGCACAACCTGATGATGAGCACGCTCTTGGAGTTGACCGCCCGCTCGCGCAGGCAGGGCCTCATCGTCCGCTCCCGCGACGGGACGAAGTCTCTCGACGAAGACCCGTACCTGGAGGGCTCAGAGATCGCCCTTGCCCAGAACGAGAACGTGGAACCGCTCGGGTTGCTGGAGATGGCGAAGGAGACAGGTGCCTTCATGACACTCGTCTCCGGCGAGATGCAGCGCGGCTCCCTTCCCTACTCAGTGTACGGCGAGCTTCCCTTCCAACTCTCCGGGTTCGCGATCAATACGCTCAGACAGGGCGTGGAGACCGTCGTATCGAAGTATCTGCGGGGTGTCGAGAAGGCCTATCAGATGATCTTCAACCTGATAGCAGACCAGTATTCTGAGGGAGCGTTCCAGTCCATGGAGATATCGGGCATGGACAGGAACCGTGTCTACTTCACCGAAGAGATAACCACCGAGATGATCAAGGGCACGAGCCAACCGGTGGTCACCCTCGTCGGACAGCTACCGCAGGACGACATGACCCGCTACTCCATGGCCCAGATCGCCCGCGAAGGCCCCACCCCACTACTCTCCGACCGCGCGATCCGAGACCGCATCCTCGCATTACAGGACGCGGATCAGATGGACGACGCCATCAAGGAACAGATGGCCGAGCGCATGCTGCCCGAGGCGGCGCTATGGACCCTCCTGCGTGCGGCAGAGCGCCAGGGGCGATCGGACCTCGCGAAGTTCTACCTCGGCGAATTGATGAGCGTGCTGATGCAGAAGCGTCAGATGGCAGAGCAACGAGCAGCACCCCCAGCGCCGCCACAGCCTCCTATGGGGCCACCTATGCCCGGTGAAGGCCCACCTATGCCTGGCGGAGGTCCGCCCATGGGTCCGCCTCCCGGTGGCCCTCCAACCATGGCACCAGAGGTGATGCCGAACGCCATGATGGGCGTTCCTCCGCCTATGCCCGTACCGCAACCGGGTCCAAACGTGCCACCAGGCACGCCACGTCCAGGGGCTCAGGGAGGTCCGTAGATGCCACATAACACCGACCATGTCCCTGACCTATTCGAGTCTGTCTACACGGGCGCACCGGAAGCTGTCATCTACGATATGTGGTTTGACGACCTGACGTTTGACGCTGCTATGGATAACCATATCAATCAAATATTTGGGTACGGTGATACAGCTACTCTCGATCCCTTTGAGATAGAGAACAATGATCCGTTCGCGGTGGAGAAGGCCGTCTACCAGAAGGGAGTAGAAGCCCGAACGGGCGCTCCCATGATGGGGATGCTGACTCCGTGGGGTCCGAGTCTCGAGCAGAACGAGGTCGATAGCCTCATCGGTCTCTACCCTGGCATAGATGCCCTCGGTGGCGCAGACCCGTACGACTTCGATGCAGCTTTCAACAGTACTGATATGGTACTGGATTATGCCGGTGACGGGATAGATGACCTGCTCAATAGCATCGATGACGCGGCAGTCGATAACGGCTGGATCGATAGTCTCAACTCGATGTGGGATACGGCAGGCGATTGGCTAAACCAACTTAATCCACTCTCACCCGAGATTGCTTATGCCTCACCTCTTGATAGAGTAAGCGCGCCTGAAGAAGATCGTGGAGGCGCATTCGACTGGCTCAATACTGCCGCTGATTTCGTTACGGATACCTTCGAGAACCTAGGTCGTGACATTTTCGGAATGTCATCCGGAATATCAGGAGCATCCGCAAGTCATATGGAGCAAGTGGTCCAAACGACAGCAGCGAACCAGGCCGTGGCCGATCTCCATAGCGATTTTCGTAATACCGAATCTATCACCGAGTTTCTCTCGGATCTCACTGCCTCGCTTACAGACCCGAATCCATGGGCATTGCCAGAGGATGTGCGGATATTCGTCAATCAGTTGCGAGATCAGGGCACATCAAGCTTCGTCATAGACTCGATAGACAACATACTTGGACAGATAGAAAGAACCAATACTACGATTGCTGATGGCGGACCGGGCATTCAGCCAAATCTCGCAATAGACTACTCACCGACCACTGTGTCTAGCGGAGGCGGCGATACTGGTGGTATGAAGAGTGGATACTTACCTTTTGGAGGAGGGGGTCTTGACCAGAGTCTACCGCGTGGAGACCGGCCTGCCGAAGACCTTGCCAGTGCGATGACGTACTGGGGTACGCTCGATGAAGATGATAAGAATGCAGTTAGTGACGCTATGAATGAGCAGCAATTAGGCAATGTCGCCAATGCACTCGATGTTGTTTTCCCCGGATGGAATCCTACTGATCCTGTCTCTACTGCCCTTACCCCTACGACGGATAAGCCTACGCAACCATTGACCGTGACAACCCTTCCTCACGGACCGGAGACAATGACACCTACCCCTACGCCGCTCGATCCCTTAACAGATGTATTTAGAAGTCCAGGGGCAGATATCTCACCGCACTCGATCATATTTGAAAGACAGTTCAACCAGCTAGAAGGCTCCTCTTCACACAATGCACAACAGGTACTTCCACACCTCAGTGCTGATGCTGATGTGCATTACTACCTCACGCGACCTCCATCGGTAAGCGGGGTTACCGATTACGGAGTAATCCCAGAGTACGGATGGGGAGGCGAGACGGAGATGGATGCCGAGCGTGACCAAGACCGAATGACCGACTATGGCAAGTATGTAGGCGACTTCCTCGGTGATATATCTGTGCTGACTAGCGAAGAGACTCGTGAGAGCGTACGTGAGATGGTAGATGCGATGTCAGCACTCGAAGGTCTATCGTACGATGATCACCAACAAATTGTGAGTGAAGCGGGGCCTGATCTGGCGTGGCAACGAGCCGCATTTATAGACCCAACCGATAGTAAAGCTATAAACCGTACCGGTGCGTTGATTGGGACCTACATCTCGCCAAAAGGAGCAGGCCGATACGACATCATAGAGAATCAGAAATTGATGACAAGCGGGCTTTCTTCATGGGTACGCTCTGGCAGATCAGTCGAATCATACCTCCGAGCATATGTGAAATAAGGAGAGAACTATGGCAACGCTCGAAGATATCCTGGCCTCGTATGGTGCTAGCGTCACAGGGATGCAACAACCTGGGCAACAGTTCTATCAATTCGCAAGCGGTATGGCCCCAGGCCCAGCACGGCAAGCTTTCTGGGGGCAACAAGATCCACTAACCGCGAGATGGCAGTTGCGGCAACCTGAATATGGTGGTCAATTTGCCAACTGGCTCGGTGCCTATGGCGCTGGTGGAGGTATAAACCCTGGATTTAATTATCCCGCAGTCCCTACTGGAACGAACCTAGGAGTTACTCCATTAACAGGAGCCGACATCCGTAATAGGGCATATGCCGCCGCTGGCCTGGCAGGGATGACGGCTGATCAATTCTTTGATTACTCTGCCATTCCTAGCTATGGGTCCGCATACTATGGATTGGGGACACCCAATTACGCAGCGATACAAAATCTGACACCGGCGGAGCTTGCTCAATACCGAGAGACCTATGGCACCGGAGCAGAGGCTGGCACGAACGTCCAAAACCTCATCAAGCTTATGGCGATGCAACGCCCCGATGAGATGGGCGGTGAGCGCCAGTATGCTGGAGCCACGGGCCAAGCTATCTCTAGCCTTGTCGATGAACTCTTCACCGCATACATAGGGCAGAATCCAACAGCAGGAGCGGGAAGTTTCCTTCAGTGGTGGCTCGATGCGAGCAAGCCAGCGGTGGCGGCTGGCGAAGGGAAACCGGCTCAGGCAGCGGGGCGGTTGGCATTCGGCGGGTAGGGAGAACATGGCATGGAAGAGAATGTATTCGGTGATTTCCTAGCCAATAGCGACTGGGGTTCGATGCTATTAAGTATGACGGAGCCAGGGTATGTCGCAGGTCTTCCGCAGTACTACAGTTCACTTGCCGGTCAGCGATTCGGTGCAGCTAGCCCGAGCCGCGGACGTTACTTCCAGCAGGCCTACAACGATGTCTTCGGCCAATACATGGGAGCGTGGGGAACCGCAATGCGTGAGGGAAGAGAGCCAGCCTCATTCGAACAATTCCTCGAAACCGACCCATGGACGAAACGGTATGGACAGTTGCCTCAGTTCGAGCGCGGCGTGACCAAGACCTACACCGATCCTAGGACAAGGCACATCTTCTACTAATGGCTCTCACAGACCAAGAAATAGAGGACAGGCGGAAGCGCATCGAAACCCGAGCAGGCGGTCGTGGGTTTTCCATGGATCAGCTAGGGCCACTCGCGCCTGTTGCACGAGCGGCACTTACCGCCCTTGACTATACACGCCATGGAGTAACCGAGGATATCCAGCGTCTCGGTGAGATGCGTGAGACCTACGACG